GGCAAGTCACGTAGAAGTGATTTACCGCGGGGCCGTGCGACTGGAGGCGCGTAATCCTGCACAGATGAAGGCTGAGTTGCTGGGATTTAACCCGGCTTCCTGGCTTCCTACTGTGTGGGAACTAACGCCTTGGTCGTTCTTGATTGACTATTTTACCAATATTGGTGAGATAGTCGAGGGCTGGTCTGCACTTTTTACCCGGCTAGCATGGTGCAATCGCACTGTGCGGTCGAATTGGGTGCATACCTATGGGTCGCGGGTCGACGCCGAAAGGATGTCGTCCCATCATGCTTCCCATTGTAGGTCCTTTGCGCAGTGTCAGGGTGTCATCACCAAGAGTAGCGTCTCGCGCTTGAAGTTTGAGGGTACTTCCGTACCCGGCTTCCAGTTCGAGATTCCCGGTTTCGGGAGCCTCAAGTGGCTTAATATAGCCGCTCTTGTTGCTGCTCGTAATGGTGACCGTTCTTGGTCTTTAGGCGATTAAGTTCCAGATGGAGACTAACATGACTAAGGTCAAAGACCTAGCTACTGTTATCGTTGACAACGCGTTCCTTCAGTTCCCAATTGACTCGGAGCGTTATGAACTCCGAGCCGTCCTCTCTCACTTGGAATTCCTCGGACTTTTGAAGTCCGTCGGAGTTAGCCACGTGGGTGGGGGTTGGGCGCCGAGGGTTAGCGACTTCCTGCACGAGAGCGGACGCCTTGTTGTACGGGCTACTCACGCTTACATGACCATACGCTATACGGAGGAGTATGATGGTTCCCTCGTCACTTGGGATCGCGCACGACGTCTTGAGATGTCGTTGCGCGATCGCCAGATGCTCGAGGTCCATCGCTCCGATCCGGATGTGCGTGGGCTTGTGATTCGTGAACTGGTCTGGCACAACATTGTCCGAAAACTCGGGCAGGTTAGCCGACGCGAAGTCGACGACTGTGTCCTGAAGGACTGGAGGTTATCCACATGACGTGGAATCCTGCTTCTCCGGTCACCGGTGCACCTGGCACCGGCCTGACGGCCCCCACCTACACGCTCGCGGCCGATGTGGCCCCGGATGTGAACGGTGTGGCCCGAGCCGTAACGACGCTCGGGGGCACCCAAACGGGTGTCGAAGTCAGCTCCCCCTCGAACCCGTTCACCTTGCTAGCGACGCGGCCGAAGGTTCTTCGAACCCTCCCCGCATTGCTGGCGAACGGGCAACTTCCCTCAGTCCCGAAGAACACGTGGGTCATCTCCCTCCGCAAGGGGGTGGATGTCCTATCGGGCCAGCCAAAGCAAGTCATGCTTTGCAAGCTGGAAGTCTCCGTGCCGGCAGGTGCCGACACGGCTGACCCCGAGAGTGTCCGGGCTGCTCTGTCACTGTTCATTGGCTCCCTTTGGGAGCAGAGCAATGAACTTGGCGACGCCATCATCACCGGGGTGATCTAGCCCCTTCCGGGCTAGATCTCTCGTAATGAGGCGCAGATTCCCGAAGCGGCTCAAGTTTTTGCTTGAGCTTCTAGGGATCGCCGTGATCGTCGTCATCTTTCTGAATGACGACGGGTCCATAAGAGCGGACGCTCTACGGATCTTGGGGTGGGTTCTCCTACCCTAATCAGTGACATCAGAGTGAAGTTGGAGAATGGAGTTGACCATGGCAATGTCAGATCTGCTCTTTTCTGACCTAATGCAAGACCTGGGAGGGTACTTGCCAGCCGGCTTTAAAGCCGGAGATGGCTGGTCCCCTGATCTAAGCCCGCACGAGGTAGCAGCGATATCCTTAACCAAGTCGTTTTACAAGAAGCTTCGTGCTTCAAGTTTAACGTCAGTTGAGGGTGACAACGTTGCCGCGGAGAAGTTCCTTCGTTCTAACGAACGATGCAGGACTTGGGCTTATAACCCTAGTACTAGTCTCGATGAGGAACTTATGGGTGAGTTTCAGAACTTGCTCTACCGGTTCTTCTATCCCGAGGGCCATAACCTTGTCTTCCACGTCAATGATCTTTTTGATCATGGGCGCTGTGGACCAGGCGTGGCTGTTGGGTCTCGAGCGGAGGATTTCTATACGAAATTCTTCGACTCGCCCCTCGCTAGTACAACTCAGGCCTTAGTAACCGCTTATAATACGGCGGTAGCCAATGACCAGCGTTCTACATGGATGGCCGCGGAGTCCAACCGCGCCCGTCAATGGGGAGAACCGGAATTGGTTTCGGGTAGTAGGTTCAGCTTCGTCCCGAAAGACGACACAACATCGAGGTTGATTGCCATTGAGCCTTCGCTGAATATGTTTTATCAGCTTGGGCTCGGCCGACTGCTGGAGGAAAGACTCGTGTCCTTCTTTGGACTCGATATTACTTCCCAGCCGCAGATCAACCAAGAGGCCG